GGTCCGGATATTTGTGTTCGAACACGTCGGTCGGCATGTCCTCGTAGATGAAACCGAAGCGCGCGTCGCTGCCGTTGCGTTCCTTGATGTGCGGGTCGAGCGCGACCGATAGAGGGTCGGGCACCTGCTTGATGATCAGTTCTTGGTCGAAACTATTCTCGTCAACGTACTTCGTGACGATACGCCAGTAGCCGATGCCGCCGCCAACCTGCATTTCGGTCGCGATCTTGTAGGCCGTCTGCGCCTTCGAGCGTTCCTCGATATGCCGGATGATGCCGCTGAAGATCTGCGCCGACTGATACGTCGCCTGATCACCTGTCGGCACGATCTTGACCGATGGCCGGTTCTCCTTGGCCTCGTTGACCACGTGCAGCCAGTGCGTGTGCGTCTTGTTGATCGTGACCATCGGCTGACCGGCGATCTGCCGGCGTGCCTTCACCGCGGCGTCCCACTGATCCTGATTGTCCGGATCGGCGAACAGGAAGCGGATATCGTCCTTGAACCGCTGACGCGAGGTCTGTTCCCATTCCATGCACTCGTCGAAACGTTTATGCGCGCGGTTGACGATGTCTTCTTCTTTTTCGGCCATGGTCATCCCATCCAGTAGCCAGGCGCAACATGGCCGGCGTTAATGATTCGTTGCGGCTTCGGTACGTCCACCGTCCTTTTGCTGCGATCACGCACGAGCCCGGGAAACAATTCTGTGAGCGCCCAAATCAGAGCATCAGCACGGTTCGGCGATCCCTCTCCGAGATAGCCCATTGTCGAAAATGCGGTCAGTTCGTCTTCGAGCTGGCGGAACACGCCGACGTGACGCACCTTGCCTTGCTCGTAAAGCGCGGAGAATGGTTCGGCGCGCACGGCCTTCCCGCGGGTCGCTGTGACCTGCTTGAACGGCGTGCGCGGGCGCGCGGTCTGCACCACGTGCTGGACCATCGCACCGCCGTAGTTGATTTCGCCGACGATCACATCGGCTGCGTGGCGATCGAATGCGCTGGTTGCGACAGAGCCCCACGTCGCCGGGCCAGCCTTCACAGTGCAGTCGTCGAACACATAGGCGCGGCCGTCGGTGCCGAGACCGACCACCACGATGCCGATCTCGTCGTTGTCGGCGTTGTCCACGTCTCCCGAGCCTGACGGGTCAACCGCCACGACCACGCGCACCATGTCGGGCAGCGGATCAGAATCGCGCTGGCGCCATTTCTCGATCGTTTCCTCGGCGAATAGCTGGTTCGGCGTGGCGTCGCTGAATTCGCCCTTCAGGAAGCGCTTCTGAAGCCGCGCGCTCATGCCTTGCAGCGTTTCCAGATACGTCGAACTCAGGTTCTCGGAGTTGTCCTGCGGGTTGATCTGGAAATTGGCGTAATCCTCAGGTCGGCGAAGCGGCTCGCCCGTCTCGGGATCGACCTTCTGGATGAACCGCTTGTACGTCCAATGAGCTTTCGACGGCGGATTGCAGTCGTAGAGCGCGCGCATCTTGAGCGGAACTGGCTCGCGCCCCTCGATCTTCGTCGCCACCTTCTGCGCGAGGCGCGTGACGGCGATATCCACCGACGACATGGGGATCTGCGAGCATTCGTTGAAATAGAGCGTGGCGAATTCCTTGCCGAGCACCTTTTCCACACGCTCCTTGTCGTCGAGGCCCGAGAACCAGACCTCCGAATCTTCAGCGCCAGTGTGAATCGATGCGTAGCCATCGCCCTTGTGCATCGTGTATGCGACGCCCGGGTAGGCGATCTTCATCACTTTCGGGAACGTGTCCAAAACGATCGATTCATGCACGTGCAGCGCGCGAAAGCGAAAGATGCCGTGACGGCTGCCGGGCGCCTTCAGGCCGCGCATGACGATGTTGCGCACATGCAGGAAGGTCTTGCCGCTACGCGATCCGCCGAACAGCATCAGATGCGTGGACGGCCCGGCCAGGACAATTTGCGCTTGGGCCTGCTTCTCGGTGAGCTTCATAGCGCTTCATCGAGCGGTGTGGCGACGACATGAATCGGGCCGCCATTCTTGCCGACCAACTCTGTTTCGACCTTATCGCCGTATTTCTTTCGATTCATGCGGGCCAGCGCCCACTTGCGCGCGTCGATCTGCACTCGGGCGCGCTCGACCATATCGATTTCAGTCACTTCAACGTCGCCATTGGCCTTCGTGACACGCTTCTCACCGATGCGGCACTCGTCGGCGATGTCGATGATCTGCTCGAAATAGTGATCTTCGCGGTCGAGGCACGCCTGGTCGTACTGAGCCTGAAGCGCTTCCGTGCGCTGTCGCCAGCCGTTGAACGTCTTGCGATCCGGCATCCCATCTTCAGCGCAGATGGAGCGCAAGCTGGCACCAAGGGCGATCCGAGCGCAGATAGCGTCGAACAAAGCCTGCGAGAACTCGGTACGCGGTGCCTGACCTTTTTTGCCAGCCATCACCGCCCCCGGATGTCGCCAGCACTCGCCCGGTTGCTCACCACATGCCAGAGGATGGCATTGGCCGCCATGCGCGCGGCCGCTTCTTTCGCCTGTTGCGCGAGAAGGTCGTCAAGCTGCGCGCCCATGAACTCGTTTAGCTCCGAGCGGCGCCGAATGCGATGTTCGAAGCTATTGGCGATCACTTCGAAACGCCCTTTTCCTTGGGCGCCTTGATACCGTTCGTGCGCACCGGCTCGGCCTTCGGGCCTTTGGGCAGCGGACCACCGTGGAAAGACCCCGCCTTGGCCGTGCGCGAGGCTTGGGCACAGCCCGTTGCCGCTTTCATGTTCGAACCGTCTTTCAAGCCAGACATGGAGTTCTCCAGGAGAAAAGGAAGGCCGCCGTGATGGCGGTTACCTCGCGATGCTAAGCCGGGAGTAAATGCAATCAACTACCGTTCGATACGAGTGAGGCGGGCATGTCTGAACAGGTCATACCGAAGCTCGCCGGCCGGCACGATCAGCTCACGTCTGGCCGCCCGCGTCTCCGTGTAATCGACGTTCAGTTCATACCGACCCTCGTTCTTGCGCGACGCCGGGTAATACTTCAAAGCCCCGAGCGCCACGCCGACCCGCAAAAGTTCTTCGACCTCCCGTATATCCTCACCGAATGAAAGCCCGAGTTCGCCCAAGGTGAACGGGCGCTTGCCACCCAGCAGGAAGCGGATGGTGTCGAGCGTGAGAGGCAGTTTGATTTTGCGGGCGCGCATGGTTTGGCTCAGAGGTGGCTTTCCGCGTCCTTCAGCAGCGCTTCAAGCTCGCCGTCGAACACGTTGAACTTGCGGCGGAGCGTCTCGGTCAGGCGGCGCAGGATGCCGGTATGCGGATGTTCATCGCCCAATTCTTGTTCCGTCGAGCCATCTTCCGAGATCGAACTGTTTGACGTATTCGATCCTGCATCCGAGGCGCCTCCATCCGTCAAAGTCATCGATTCTTGGGAGACCTTCGGCTCGATAGCTGCCGGCTGGGAAGCGGATGATGACTCCCCCGCGGCGGCCGCGCCACCCTCCTGCACCGGTTCCGGATGAATCAGATGCTCGACCTTCTCACCGAGAGCTTTGAACTCGCCGACGATCTCAGTGAGGATGCTAGGCTCCGTACTGCTCGGTGCTGCGTCGATCTGTGCTGCTGCTTGTGCGATGGGATCGCTCATGGTTTGCTCCTGTGGGTTAAACGTTGACAATTCGGTCGGCGGAAATGGTTGGCGCTATGGGTATAAGCACGCATGGGGCGTCCCCATTTGAATCTATCCTTGAATTCAGAACATGGAATAGGTCTCCATAAAGGCTCATAACTGCTCGATCCTCATCCATTCTCATGTGACGGCCATCGAAATGACAGGTCTCGACCGTGGCATATTTGCCATAGAGATTGGCGAACCCGATTACATTGCACTTTCTGAGAGTCGAATACTCGCCGAACTCAATGAGACAAGGCTTCGGCAATTCCATGTTCTCCAGCACCTTGCCGGGAGGGATCCTGATATGCAGGTAATCGCCATGGTCGTCGATCCAATCGCTCCTTTGAAAAGGCTTTGCGTTGACCTCGCGGAACAGTTCGACTTTCCCCAATGCAGCAGTTGCGGCAATCGAGCCCAAAATCTTCAGGAACCCACGGCGCTGGATCATCGCCCGCCCTCCATCCGCTCCACACTCATCTGCGCCTGCTCGTCGCTCATCATGGCGAGGCCGATTTTCTTGTAGTAGGCGTCGGCCAACCGTATTTCTATCCTTGGCACGTCTCCGCTGTATGCAAACTCTCCGT